CCAAGCCCACCGACGAGGATGCATGATGATCGCATCGGCCGGAAGCAAGCGGTTGGTATGAACGGTGCTCATCGCCGAAGCGACCTTCTTGACGAACTCTCCACCGGTAGGCGATGCATCCGTCCAAGTAACGGTCACCTTGCCGACAGCGTTGGTCAGGCCACGAAGCTCAGTGGTGCCGTTGCCCGCATGGGACTGACGGTCGAGCTCAGCAGCATGCGCGCCGGTGAGATCTTCCAGCACAACCCGATCGAACGGGGTGGCCGACTGCTCCAGCAACTGCGCCGAAACGGTCTGAGAACCGGCAACCGTGGTGATGTCAGTCGACACCGAAGCGGTCACGAGGTCAGTGTTGCTGATCGCGCCGTTCTCGGTCTGGACTGCAACCGTGGTGCCAGTGGAGACCTTAGGCAGGTTGATCGAGCTGATGCCGGACGGAAGTGGCTGCACATCGAACAGGTCGATAGCAACACGCGAAGGCCGAGCCAGCTTGACGTACTCCGAGACCAGCCACAGCGGGGGAGCGAACTCGCCACCATCAGTAGCGGCCGTGGTCAGCGCGCGCTGTTCGATCTGGGCGTTCTTGCTCAAGCGCTCAGCGGCCCGGAAGTCGCCCTTCACCTGTGCGCGATGCAGATCCTTGAAGTAAGAGACCTCGTGCGCATTGTCCTTGCGGTAGACGGCAGGCTCAGTAACCTTGGCCCCACCAGCCTTGGGAGTGACGCGGACCTCAGCAGAACGGGCCTCACGAGCCTCATCCTCTTCGATCTCAGCCAGACGAGCTTCAGCCAGAGCGAGTTCACTTGCGATTCGCTTGAGGGCCTCGTCGTGTCCGTCAAATTCTTTCTTCGCCTCGTCGCTGAGACCACGCTTTTCCGCGATAGCCGCATCTACGAGTGCAGAGCGCTTGCCTTTTACTTCGGACCGCTGAGTTTCCAGCTCGGCAATCCGGGCAAGCACGATGTCCTTGGGGTTCATGGTGAACTCCTTCTGTTTGTGCTTGAATGTGAAATCAGTTGTGCCCCAGTGTCAACCGTGGTGAATCATCTGTGGTGGTGACGCGTATAGCGTTCCGGCCATCCAATTCCCGGCGAGTACAACATCTTTCGGGCTTTGCGCTCACTCGCTGTCGATCAATGCCTTCAGCGCGAGTGCGAGGTTGTAGCCTGCGAGCTCATCAGAGACTTCCTGTAGCAGCTCTTGACTCTTGTTCCCATCTATGGGAAGAGAGCGTACCATACGCGCCAGCTGTGTCCGTTGCGCGAGGTCCAATTCTTTGCCGGACTCCAAAGACGTTGCCAGCTTCGACAACTGAGCCATCTTGGCATGCGGGAAGGCCCGAGCAGCGATCACGGTGTTGGGGTTGGCCCCATAGTTGACCGCAGAAACGTCACCACGATCGAGGCTGACTTCCCTGATGCTCCGCTTGTCGTAGTCTTCGTTCCACTCCTGGTTGAGGACACGGAAAGCGAAGGACATCTGGTCAATATCGCCCCGGCGGATAGCCAGAGTCAGGTCATTGACATCCGAGCGGCGCTTGTCGAGAGTGGCTACCTGGCGAAGGCCAAGAACATCCTCTTCCAGCGTCAATGTGCCGTTTGTCGTACGGGCCATGGTGAGACCCTCGTGATTGGCAAGGAAGGCAACGTCTGCCCGCTCGGCCAAGGTCTTGGTGAACGCACCGCGAGCGATATCCTCTTCGTACTCACCGAACATGTCGTACATCACATACGGCTTATCGGTCATCGAGGCATAGCCCTCAACCCGGACCAAATGCTCGTCTTCGGTCACCTCACGGATCTCGAATCCTGTTTTGTACGTACGAAATTCGGGGGCCTTGGTCAGGAGACCCCGCTGTTCTTTATCCATCACTCAGCCCCTTCTTTGGGTGGCGTGTCGCCTTCTTGTTGCTTACGGAGAGCCTCTTGTTTGACTATCTCCGGCGGAAGGCCCTTCATGCCACCGAGAGGTGTTGCCACCATAGGAACCAAGTCCAGAATCTTGATCTGCTCCGGCCTGAGGGGCGGCAGGTTGTACTTCTCGGTTCAGGTTGGCGATATCGAAGCGCGTGATCTGGGTACGGGGAAGCAGTGTGCCGACCGCATCCTCAATCCTCTTCAGCCAGAACTGAACCGAGAAGGTCAAGAAGTCGAGCGACCGCTGTTCCACATTGGCGTATGTCATCGAACTACCACCCGAGCCGCCGACCATCTCCGGAGGAACGCCGAAGTAGCGAGCGATCTGAGCGACATCAGCCTCTTGAGTCTCCAGGAACATAGACTCATCAGGTTTGATCTGAATCGGGGTGAATTTGACTCCGCCACCGACAACAAGGGGTTCGCGGCCATTCAGAGCCGACATCACGCGATCTTTGACGACCTGAGCCTCAGGCTGGCTAATCGGACGCTCAGCGGTGATAACAGCCTTGGGCATGCCCGAATCATCGAAATATCCGGAAGCAAAGGCCCGAGCCGACATATCCAGACCAATAGTGGCTCTGGCGTACGAGATTGGAGACAATCCCTCGAACATGCCCGGAAGTGTGAGCCCGCGAATGTGGAAGATCTGGTCTCGCTGGTAGATCTTGTCACCCTTGGGCGTATGGACCCCATAGGTCAGCTTTCCGGTGTCAGCGTCGATGAGGACACGGACCAGATCCGGATGCAGCAGAGTTACCTCAGTGCAGTAGGCGCTGGAGTCGAAAGTCTTGATCCCGTAGGCGTTTCCACGCAGCAACAGCGAAATCATGATGCAATGCATCCATTCCGACTGCGTACGGCCGGGTTCCGGCTCACGAATCACCCTGGGGGCCAACATCTTCTTTGCCACCAGATCTACCTGTTTTGGGGCAGATTCGAAGACTTCGAGCGGCAGAATCGAGATGGTGTTACTCAGCAGCGATACGCACGCCCAGACCGTGGGAACCTGGAGTGCTCGATCACCGGTGTTGTCGAAGTAGGCAGAGACTGGAGCTGCGCCCGGATATGGCGGAATGGGCGGAATCGGGAAGAGTTGACGCTTCTCCGATGGCCGACGACTAAACAGTACGCCCACGGTCACACCTCCTTGATCATGTCATTGCGTCGATCACTAGCAGAATGCCTACCGTGATGAGTGCGAGCGGAAGACTGTACATTGCTATGCCAGCCGTGATGAGTCCGACCCCTGTTATGCGCTGGCACAAGCTCACCAGACCAGTTGGGAGACTGGAAGGTCGCCGGAAGTGCGGGACATGAATCCCTGCAACGCGTCGGTGCAAGACTGCAAGGGCGTTATGTCTACGTCCGTTTTCCTTGGATTCCATGTGATTCCGTCACCTTGTGGTTTGGTTACAGCACCTTTCAGGGCCGTTGTCAGACTGTTCTGACCGATATGCCGGATGTTTCGCTGGTGTTTCGCCGCGTTGACGAAGCTAGCGAAGCCTGCCGCCTGGATAACCGACGAGATCGGCTCCAATTCAATGAAGACGCGCTCGCGGGCGGCCTGTTCCATGATGTCATGCTCCAAGCCAGCGGATGCACTGCGAGGATTGAAGACCCAAGCCAGCGATCCCCACTTATCTTGCAGCTCAACAACTTTCTCGGGCACCCATGCAGTACCAGGCTTGTTCGCGATGACCTCGATATGGAACTTACCCTGCTTGTTTCGCCCGGCCACGGAGATGGAAGTCATTGACCCCATATCCGATGTCTGCCAGGAGAACACGCGACTTCCGATGATCTTCGAGGTCGGGTTCTCCAGCTCAGTCCAGATCCCCATGTCGATGACCGTGCCTTCGCCTTCTTCAACCGGCCAGTCCCCGATTCCGAGGTCCTCACAGGCAAAAGACTTGGGCGACATCGACTTACGGTCAGCCTCGATGGCGTCATCTGAGATCAGCGTTGGGTAGGACGGGTTGCCTTGGTGGTAGCGCGTCCGGTCCTGGAGGCAAACCTTGCATGGCACAACATCAGTCGGGACCAGCGTGTGTTCACAGCCGTCAGGGGCCGAGTACTCCGAATAGAGCAACCCGGACTCATTTGCCAAGCCGCGCCGTCGAACTCGCGCCAGGACGTGCCCGTTGATGTGCTGTTCCTGGTTTACGGCCGAAGAGGTGTACCACATCTGCGGATCAATCGCAGCCTTCAAAGTCGGACGGAGAGCGGCCATCTCGGCATCGGTCAGGTTGTATGCCTCATCGAGTACGACCTTCTTGGCTGGGAAGCCTCGGCCGGATCCGGCAGTACGTGCGATGAATCGGAGCTCACGGTCGTCATCCATCACGATGCGCTCTTGGCCATGCGCTGACATGAATTTCTTGACGCGGTCGCGGTATTCGTCGTTCCCCTCAATCAGGAACTTCATCCGCTTGTAGTGGTCCTCGGCGGTCTTGAACTCATGAGCGGAGTGCAGGATAAGTTCTTCTTCGGTATCGAAGAGCCAGCCCATTTCCATGGCTTCGAGAATGGTGCCCTTGCCGTTCTGTCGAGCAACCAAGAGAGCGACTTCGGGGAAAAGCAGCTTTCCGTTGGCCTTGACGCGCTGAGACTCGCCGACGATGAACCTCTGCCACGGAAACAGCATTTGGCCACAGTCGGCGCTGGCTCCGTAGAACACATTGCCGTTCGAGAAGACAGATTCGCCGGGATTACTGAGAATCCGGGGCTTCACCCAGTTGGTCATACAGCTTCCTCATCGCAGCTTGGCGTTCCAGCATCTTGGACGTCTTGGCGGGGCCTTTCGGGGCAACAAACTCGATCTTGGCCAGAATTGCCGACAATGCTACTGCTTGCTGCCGGTATTCAGACAACAGGCCGTCAACGATGATCTTCACGTCCTTGCCGAATTCACCCTCAGCCTCGTCAGCCAGCCGGATCCATAGATGCTTGCTGCGCTTGGCCGCGTCCAGCTTGTCCAGGGTGTCCACCAACCGGCAGGCTTGCAGGATCAGGACCTCATTGACCGGATCCGGATTCGACTCCGTCAGCTTGTCCCACAGCGCCCGGCCGCGTGCATTCAGGTATGGGGCCTCGTTCAGCAGCATCTTGGTGTAACTCCCCCGCTAGGGCCAGATATCCGGCAGCGTCGATATAGGTGTCGTCCTTGAATCCCGTTTTGGTCCGGGCGATCTTCAACAGAGCCATCAGGTTGCAGACGTCGTGAGCTTCGATCTTCACACCGAGATAGGTTGACCAATACTCGGCGGTAACTCGGAAGTTCTCTTGCGGCGTTCCGTATTGCTTGTTTCGATCACCATTGATCAGATTGTTCGCCGTAAGGAGTATTTCTGAACGGAAGGGAACCTCGGACATGCCATTCTTTCATTATTGGTGGCGGTGCTCGGATTCGAACCGAGAACGCTCAGCTTATGACGCTGACAGGATACCGTTTCAACACACCGCGTGCTATGGGGTTACTACGTAGGTTAACAGACTGGCATATGCCACTTACGCTGTTGTCACTGTCCAGACGTGAGCCCTGATGACTTGGCCCGGCGCAGTCTTGAACAGGAAGTTGAGAGTCACGACGTCGACAACCACCGAGGGGAAAGTGCCGACCAGTGGAGTGCGCACATCGGAGTGATCGGTGAAAGTTGTTGGGGTGCAAGACAAATGGGAAGACCCACCGCCAGTAGCTCCTTGACGTGGTTCGGCGAATGCACCCGACGCTACGAGCGATGCCGGAAGTTCAAGTGCCACAACAGCAATGCCGTTAGCGTCACCGGTCGCATTGGAGTGTGCCCAGGTTATTGAGGTTGCCATTGTCGGCTCCTTTGAGTTGAATGCTGAAAGTCGTTGTGCAGCAGGGGATTCCGCGCGGGGTGTGGTCTTCCCAACAGTGGGGAGGGAAAAGACGGAT